TCGTCGGGTTCGGTGTAGCGGATCCGCGTTTCGCGGCACGTGACCATGTGCGTATACCCGGGGATCGTGAGCGGTTGATCCTCGAGCAGTTCATCGATCCGGTGCGCGGCCGCGAAGATGTCGGCGCCGGTCGATTGGAGCACGACGGCCTTGATCAAGTACAAGACGTCCTCGTAGCCGCGGCCGCCAAAGATCGGCTCGTCGTCGGCGGTGACGATCGAGACGATCACGAAGCGCGTCGCCTTCGGGGCGGCGACGTCGACGTAGACGCCGTCGGGCAGGATCGCCGCCAGCGTCGGATCGGCGAGTAAGACGCCGATGATCGCTTGGTCGATCGCGCTCGAGTTCGGGATCGTGGCGGTCATGGGTCGCCCGTCACCTCGAGCCCTTGGCGCTCGAGGACGGCGCGCAAGCGGTCATACATCTGCTTGCGGTACTTGATCATGGTCCGCACAAAAATATGGGTGGGCGGTTGGGACGTTTTCCCCCACATGGCGCCGGTTGCTTTGCCGCCTTTTTTCCAATGCGGCGCTTGCGATCCGTTTTCAAAGATCCAGGCGTGCGGCGCGGTGTCCCGGACGAGCGCGCCGGCGCCGTAGGCGCTCGAGGACGTCGAGACAAACAGCCGCTTGGCGAGGGTGCCCGTGTGATCGTGCGCTTCGTACACCTGGCGGACTTCCCGTTCGGCGCCGTGCGCCGCGGCTTCGACATAGGACGCGGCGTCCTCGGCGAGATCCGCCGGCAGGGATCGGAGGGCGTCCTTGAGCGCGTCGAGCCCTTCAAAGACGAAGCGGTTATCGCTCATGGGACGACTTCCGTACAGACGAGCTCAAGGATCCGGTGGCGGGCGTCGAGGTCGCGCGCGTCGAGCACGTTGAACACGCGGCCGTCGACGACGAGGCGCGTCTTGGTGGTGACGTCGGCGCGATAGCGGCCGCGGACGAGCGTTTGGGCCGTCGCGATCGTCGTGCCCGCGATCCCTGTTTCGCCGGCGGCGCGGCCGGCGGTCCCGAGGCTCACAAACCACGCGGCCGGATCGGCGTCGGTCCAGCCTTGCGTAAATCCGCCGTCGCCGTCGGCCGCCGGCGTCCCGGGCTGCTGGACGGTCGCCCGGTGCCGATAGGCGCCGGCGCCGATCAGCCGATCGCGTTGGGCCGTCGCCAGGCCGCCAGGCATTAGGCCAGCACTCCGTCGTGATAGGCGCGCAAGAGCTCGCGGACGAGCGACGCGGGCCCGTCGCCATCGGGCCGCGGCGGCGCGTCGGGATCGTCGCCACGAAACCGATCGAGTTCGCCGACTTCGACGAGGATCGCGGCAACGACGACGGGCGGGACGGTCGCCACGGTCCAGGCGTCGGCGATCGCTTTCGATCGCGGCGTCACGCTGCACCAATTCAGGATGTGGGCCTCGGCTTGATCGACGAGGCTTTGCAGGTCGACGTCTTCGTCGGTCGTCGTGATCCGGAGGCGGGCCTTGGCTTGCGCGAGCGTCACAAAGATCGCCACGGCCTTAGCGGCGCCTCTCGCTGAGGACCAGCGTCCAGCAGTCTTTGCCTTGCGGGCCGGCCGGCTTGCCGCTCGCGTCGTACATGACCGCGTCGGGGGCGAGCATCGTGGGTACGCCGCAATGCCAGATCGCGCTTTTGTAGCGGACCAGATGCCCGGGCAGGTACTCGCGGCCGGCGTCGTAGTCGTGCTTGAACCGCAGGACAGGAAACGTCACCGATCCGATCGCCTTCGTCAGCGCGCCGCGCGTGGCCTTCAGGGCGACGGTGGTGTCGTCGATCTGCTCGAGGACGAGATCGTCGTACCCGAGGCCGTCGTCGCCATCCTTGCCCGGGGCGCCCGGCGGGCCCGGCACGGGCGCGCGCGTCTCGAGGACGGCGAGGCGTTCGCGCATGGCGCCCAGGCCCTTGGTGTCGTCGATCACGTGCGCGAGCTCGGCCGCCAGGGTGATCTGTTGGCGGTGCACGTCGGCGTGCGCCTTCGCGACGAGCTCGAGGATCACGGGCGCGAGGCCGTCGACGATCGCCGCGACGTCCTCGGCCGTCACGCGGCCGCCTTCTGAATGGCTTTCGTGAGCAGATGCCGGACCGAGGCGGCGACTTGCTCGGGCGGGAGCTGATCGGCCGGCGGGGCCACCATGGGCGCCGGCGTCGGCTTGGCAAAGGGCGCGTTGGCGTCACGCTGCGCGAGGGCCTCGAGCGAAAAATACTGCTGTTGCATGTACGGCGTCTCGCCGCCGGTCACGGGCCCGAGGCCGAAGTACTTGCGGCGGGCCTCGTCGGGCGACATCCCGCCGGCGCCGATCGCGTCGTGCGCGGCCTTCACTTTAGTGCTGGTGTCCATCCAAATCAGATCGTCAATATCGAATTCCGTCCCGTACTGGTGCCCGTTCACAGGCTCGAGGAGGCCGAGCCCTTCGTCGAGGCTGGACTCGAAATTGGTCAGCAGCGATTGAATGACTTGGGAGTAGTACTGCTGCAAAAGCGGTTCGACGTTCGCGTAGGGCGGCGGCGGGCCGACGCCGATCATGTACGGCGGCACGTGATAGCAGGTACACACGGTTTCCGCCGTCCAATGTAATTGGGCGATCAATTCGGCGTCGACGGCGTTCATGGTGAGCGGCGTGTATTTCAGATCGCTCGTAAAAAAGGCCGTGCGGCCGGCATTGATCGCGGCGCTCAGGACTTCCCAATCGGCCTTGGCGTTGTCGAGTTGCGCTTGCGTCATACCGGCCGGGGCGGTCACGATCCCGCTCGGCCGGCTACCCTTGGTGAAAAACGACGTGGAGCTGTTCTGAATCGCCAAGCCTTGCATGGCCGCCAGGCCGCAGGCGTAGATCGGCGAGACGCCGATCAGCGGGTGAAACAAGCAGATCATCGTGTCGTGAATGATCTCGCGCGCGGGGACGATGATCGGCGCGGTCTCGGGCCTGGCGAGGAGGTCGCCGCCGAGCTCGTACTGTTGCAGTTCGTAATAGACGCTGCCGTCCGGCGCGACTAAGGGCGTCACCCGGCAGGGATCGAGCACGTACAGGGCGACGACGACACCACGCGCGTCGCGTTGTTTGATCGCGTACGTGTTCCCCCAAATGAGTTTGGACGTGATCCACTGCTCCACAAATTTGTGGATCGTTTGATAGCGGTTCGGCTTGCGAAGCACGGGGCTGAAGGCCGGCGAGTCGGCCTCGGTCCAGACGTCCTCGTCCGACTGTTCAACGAGGCGTAGGCACAATTTGCCGATGTCCGACGCGATCAGGGTCACGCAGGCGTACACGGCCGAATACGTCAAGACGGTGTCTTGCCGGATTTCGACGTTCTGCTGCCAGGCGCCCGTATACGGTTCGCGCACGATCGAGGCCCACCCGCCACGGACAGGGGCCGCGGCGGATCCGATCGTGCGCGCCAAGAGCGAGCGGACCGAGGCGAGGACGCCCATTTACTTGGCCGCGGGCGCCTTCTGCTCGGATAGCGTCGTCGTCCCCGCCGGCGCCGGATACGCGGCGCCCGTCAGGTACTTGACGGCGTTCGCGTTGGCTTTCGCCCAATTGATGAACCGCTCGGCGCGGAGGCCCACCAAGTTGTTTTGCCAGAGGGAGACGTACACGGTCGTCGCGTCCGCGGGCGACATCGGCGCGTTGTCCATTTGCAGCGAGGCTTCGCGCGAGGCGTCAATCGTCACGCCGCCGTCGTCGGCGTAGAGGATGAGCCCCGGTTGTAGTGCGATCACGTTCGCGCCGGCGGCCTGGCTCGTAATGAACGTCAGGCCGCGATAGTTGCCGCCGTCGATCCCGATCCCGGGGAACATCGGCGATCCGTCCAGATTCGTCCGGAAGGACAACGACAGCGCATTGGCCGCCGACATAATGAACGTCACGCCCGCGACGGAAATGTTGTTCGTCGCGAAGTGGGAGATCAGGCCGAGGATGTCGCCCAGGGGACTGGTCGTGGCCGCGGCCGTCGGGGCGCCATTCGTGACCGAGGCCGGATTGACGCCGGCCACGGCGGCGACGGCGGGATCGATAAATTGCGCGTCGAGGAACTGCGCGATCCCCGCGATCATGTCGGCGCGGACGAGTTCCTCGGCCGACGGACTCGAGAGGCGGACCAATTCCTCGGTGAGCACGATGATCCCGGCCGCTTTGGCGATGCTGAGAGACGCCGTCCCAAACGCCAGCTTGGTGACCGGCTTCGGCTTGGCTTCTCCGACCCACCCGTACGTCCCGCCGGCCGTTTGCGCGGGGACTTTCGTGTTGAACGGGACGGTTCGCAGGCCGGGGATCTTCCCCAGAATGGTGGCGGGCCGGAGCAGCGCAATGAAGTCGGACGCAATGTTCTGATTGACGAGCGGTCCGGCCCAGGCGGCATCTGTCGTGTTGCCCGCGGCCACGGCGGCCTTGAGGTACAGCCCGACTTCGGGCGTCGTGTCGTCCCATCGTTTGGCGTACTCGGCGGCTTCGTGCTTGTTGCCATGACAGACGAGCGTCGCGCACGCCATGCGGATAAAGGCGGTGCCCGGCTGCACGTTCGGCTTGACCGTGATCGGCGCGTACGCCTTCGCGGCCGGCACGATCGCCGCCGGCGCCTTGGCCGCGGCCATGTTCAGCCGTTCCATATCGCGCGCGTCGACGAGCTCGGCGTCGATGGTCTTGACGTCGGCCTTGAGCGTGGAAAATTCGGTCTGCTCGGCGTCGTCCTTCGATCGGCCGTCGGCCGCGCACGTCGATTGAATGTCGTTCATGCGGCCGACGTGGGCGGCGCGCTTGTGCTCGAGGGCGGTAATTTGCTCTTGAATGGTCATGGCTGGCGCTCCCTTTTCGAGGCGCACGATCGACTGGGGATCCCGATCGCGGGACGGATGAAGGCCAGACGCGGCCAGGTCGAGCGATTTGATCGTGAGGATCGTGGCGGCCGCGTTGGCGGGGATCGTGACGAGCGAGAGCTCGAGGATCTCGGTTTTCAGAAACCGCAGGCCGAGGCCCTTCTGCGGTTGCGGCGCCTCGAGCGGGCGAAACCCGATCGAGACACCCGCGAGTAAGCCGGCCGTGATGGATTGCCACGCCTCGTCGATCCGATCCCGTAAGGCGCCCGGCGCGTCGACGGTCGGCAAGGTCGCCTCAAAGGCGAGGCCGGCCGCGGTGGGCGCCGCGAAGACGACGGATCCGACGGGCTTTTTGGTGTCGTGATACAGCAGCAGGGGGAGCGGATTCCGGAAGGTGATCCCGAGGGGATCGACGACGTCGCCCATGCGATCGGGTTCCGGCGTCGAGGCGATCCCGGTGATCGTCCGGCGCGCGGCGTCGAGGGCCTTAATGGTCAGCAGCGAATAGGCGCGGGTCACGCGCGGCTATTGTGCGGCCGGTGTTACCTTTTCCTGCGCCGGAAAGTCCGGCGTTCGCCATAGTCGCCCATGTACTCGTTGACGGCCTCGCGAATGATGCCCGCGGCCGTGGTGCCACTATCCCCCGCTACCCGCCGGAGCTCGAGCCGTTGGGCCGGCGTGACGTGCACGGAGATCCGATCCGAGGCGGCGACGTCAAACAGGGGCGGGCGCCCGAGTCGCTTAGGTGGCATCGTCGGCCCTTTCGTCAATCGAGAAACAGCATTTGATACACGGGCGGCGCCGCGGCCGGTGTCAACATGGCCGACAGGGCTTGGAGGATCGCGTCGATCCCGTCGATCTTGTTCGGGGACTCGGGGCCGTCCTTTTTCGGCAGGATCGAATCGTCGACGCCGCGCGTGACGACGGCGTTGCTTGCCATCCA